AGGTCTGGAAGACTTCAGCGCATACATAAATGTTTCCAAGGCCATGCGAAATGGTATAGGTCGTTGCCGAGCCGTCCCCAAATGCCTCAGTGTACTTTGACGTTCCGCCGAGTGCCGATAGTGCTGTGGCTGCAGTTGTCTGACCAGTACCACCATTTGCAATTGGAAGCGCACCAGTTACGGCAGCGGCCTGCGCAAGATTGATTGCACCAAACGCTGGTGCTCCACCGGCTCCTGGTACCCGGAAGACCTGATCGGCAGTTCCAGCAGAAGTTTGTACAACTCCGCTTGCACCATTACCGAGCAGTACGCCATTGCTGGTGAGCGTTGATTGACCAGTACCACCGTTAGCAACTGGCAATGTGCCAGAAACTTCAGTGGTCAGCGATACGGTGTTTGCTGTCGTGAGTGCATCAGTTCCGCCAGGAGACTTGACGAATCCTGCGGTGAATGTTGCAGCACCAGTACCGCCACGAGCAACGCCAAGCGTTCCGCTCGTGAGCTTGTCGGTGCCATGGTTTGGAATATCCGCAGCAACAAGTGATCGGAACGAGGGAGCAGAAGGTCCGCCAGTTGAAGGTCCAGCGAATACAAGGTTGTCTGCTGCCGTTATAGCGCCGGTACCACCCTTGGCTACTGGGAGGGTTCCGGTTACTGTTGCAGTTGAGACATCAACAGCGCTCGTTGCGAGCTTCGCAGCGGTAATACCCGCATCCTTGACACGAAGAGTGTCAGAAGAGATTTCAATGGTTGAGTCATCAACGTTGACCGAAAGGTCATTTCCCGTAAGGGTGAGTCCCGCGCCACCGGTGATTGAGCCAGATCCAGAGAACTGCGAGAATACGAGCTCGGTTGCGCCAACTGTAATCGGGTTGTCGGTTGTAAGAACCCAACCCGTGTTTCCGTTTGTCGTTCCCTCTTCAACAAAGGTAAAGAGACCTGCGGTTACTTCTGCGTCAGCATCGGCGTCGGCCGCCCGAACGGCTGCACCTGAAGCCTGAACAACGTAGATACCGTTCTGGCTGCCAGTTGACTGATCCTTAACGAGTACTCGATTGCCAGTGGCGAGCGTTACTCCGTCAATTACATCGCCGTCTTCCAACGCCGTTGAAAGATTGACGTTCGCCGTGGTGGCGGCACGAACAGATGCCTTGACATCAAGGCCTGTGGCAACGCTGTCAACATATGCCTTAGTGGCAGCGTCTGTTGCATTTGAAACCGCACCAGAAATCGTTACGCTTGTTGCGCTAACGGTCCCCGCAGTGAAGTTTCCTGACGCATCGCGCTTGACGATTGCGCTTGCTGTATTTGCGTCAGTGGCACCAGCAACAAGGCTGTAGTGCGCTGCGGACATTGAGCCCGAATTGCTGCCATCTGCCGCTGTGATGCTGATCGTTGCAACACCATTTGCAAGGCTAACCGTAATCGGGGCAGTCCCAGAAAGGCTGTCAATAGAACCTACTGACTCAAAGGCACTTCCGTTGTAGACCATGAGGCCAACTGGGCCATCATTGGAGTCTGAGTTGTAATAGATTTGACCCGTGACAGGAGAGGCCGGTGGGGTGGCAAGAACCTGAATGACTCCATTGCGAAGCTCATTCTTCTGTAGGTCTAGGAAGCTGCTAAGCGTTAGACTCGTTAAGACCTTCACGGACGTCTCCTCAGTTTAGGTATGCGTAGCCGCTAAAGGCTGCGGCAAAGGTTAGGGTAATCTGATTATCGGAGTCATACAATACCTCTCCGATCTGCGCATTTCCGCCACTGTCTACGATGGTTACCGAGGGCTTGCAGTTTAGATTGTGGACTATGGTCCAGGTTGCCGAAGCCGAAGCCTGAGTGTGGGTGTAGGTCCCGTGCGGAGACGACAGGCCGCTAGTGCTCACGCTAATTTGCCTGTTAACCTGCGTCACTGTTACTGGGCTCATCTTGTCACCTCTGCGCTAAGCTCAAAATCACCTGCAATCAACTTTTCAACCACTCCGGCGCCACTTTCAACTTCAAGGTCGTATACGTATTTTCCCGCTGGGACGGCAGAGAGTGCCGATGGGGCAATGGTCATCCCAATAGTTCCGCTGTTGGCAGTGATTGACAATCCGCCTGTATTTGTAAGAACAATATATGGGTTTTGCGACCCAGCAAAACGCCGAACATGCATTCTGGCGGTATATCCGGTCAAATTTACCGGACTTCCAGCATCATCGGTATATGTTATCGTGAGGGAATACGTGCTTCCCTGCTCGGCTGAGATGTTGTATGTCTCCATGGCTAGATTATAGCCTGCGGAAGCCGCCTACTCTATGGGCTTCTTTTCTGCGAGCATTCTTAGCGGGAGTGGGCTTACTGGCCGCAGGGGGCACCCCCCATCCCAACACGTTGCATCAAGGTCTTTCACGGACTTGCCCGCGCATGTGTAGCAGAATTTCTGCACCGCTCGACGGTGTTTGCTTAGAGACGCCTGGTCTTCAATGTTCAGGACCTCCTGGATCGCGTTAATCCTGGCCCATGCAATGTCGTCATCAGACGCGATGGTTCCGCCGTAGTATCTCTCTTTCGCCCAATACATCCCTAAGCCGCGCTTCTTGCCAGCGGACTTGAATACTTTCGCAATGCTTATTCCCATCTGGCTTGCCCAAGCGCCGCACGCCTCTCTAAATCGGCGCGTTGCCTCGTGTTCTGGATTCCTTACCCCATGCGCTTTTGGCATCGGGGAATTGTAGACGATGCGCAAACTTGGCGCAACTTGCCGTCAAGGGCAGATTGTGTGGTATAGTCAAGATATGGCACAAATTGGAAGACGCACCAAAGATGCTCAGGCACAACTTGAAAAAGACATCAATACCCTGCATTTTAGCGGGGTGAGCGCCAGTGAGATCGCACTCAGGCTTGACCTAAAACCAGACACTGTCAAGAAATACATTGCCAAAATGCGCAAACAGGCTCTTGAGGATGCACTTGGACCAGTTGATAGCAAGATTGAGCTCATTGAACGAGCCAATAGGGTTGCAAAAGCAGCTGCGGGTGGACATGCCTCCGCAAGAGAGAACTCTTATAGCGGTCAAGTAGCATTTCTAAAGTTGCAACTTGAGGTCATAGATCGCCTTGCCAAGCTGACTGGGGCATACGAAGCTTCTAAGATTGAGCTTACTGGACCCAACGGCGGTGCACTGCAGATGCAGTTGGTTGATCACGCGATTGATGCGCTCAGCGCCGACGATCTTGCAAAGCGCCTTAGGAATTGGGCTGACGCCCTAGAGGAGGGGAGCAATGGACAGCAGGCAGTACCGACTGTGGCTGAGGGAGCAAGCGAGAACGTCTGACGCCGCCTTTGCGGAATACGTCAGTAATCTTGTCTTTCCCAAGCATCTCAGGGAGATGGAGCGCTTCCTAGACAAGAATGACCGTGCGCTTGTGCTTATGCCGCGCGGTCACGCCAAAACCACGCAGCTTATCCATCGAGTTGCGCGACTCATAGGTGTCAGCCAGGGTAAAATCCGCGTTGGAATTCTTACGTCGGTTCTGTCTGACGCCCTTGCCCGTTCGCGTGCAATCAAGGCAATTATTGAATCTCCGCATTTTTCTGAGATTTTTGAGTGGGCTAAAAACGGCGTTGTAGGCTCAAAGTGGACAGATGAAGTCTGGACGATCAAGGGTGCCAATTTGGGGAAAGACGCAACGTGTTTTGCTGATGGACTTGGATCAATTAAACCAGGGGCTCGTTTGGATATCCTAATCGGCGACGACATGGTCGGGATGAAGGAGAACGCAACTGCCGTTCAGCGCCAGAAAGCACAAGACACATACTGGCAAGTTGTTGACCCGATGCTTGTTCCAGGAGCCAAGCGTTGGTACATAGGAACCCGTTGGCACGAGGACGATTTCTATAACGACCTAAAGGAAAAAGGCACACCCGTCATGCTCAGGCGTGCGGTTGAGGGCGATCAGGCTCTCTGGTCAGAGATGTATACCGTTGCAGACATGGACAAGAAGCGCGACGAGCTTGGCACGCCCATTTTCATGCTTCAGTTCCAAAATGATGTACAGGCGATGGGCGGAAACATCTTTCGGTATGACCGATTCAAGTATGTTGATGCCGTACCATCTGGTGCTCGTCGTGTTGGGATTGACCTCGCATCCTCGGCGTCAGAGCGCAGCGACTACACCTCATGCGTTGAAATTGTTGAAGACGCGGAGCACAACCTCTATGTGGTGGGTGCATGGAGGGCTCGGCTTGCAGAGGGTCACCGTGACTGGTTGACTGGGATTAGCCGTGAGGGTGATCTGGTCGCCGACGACGGACCAAGGCTGCTTTGGCCACAACACCTTCTTCCAAATGCACCCGAGATCAACGATAGCGCAAGGAATCTTGAATCTGTAAATATTGAGGCGGTTCAGCATCAGAGCACATTCGTGCGCGAAGTTCTTGGCACCACCAAACTGCCAGCGAGAGCGGTCCGACCAGATAAAGATAAGGTGACACGAGCACGGGCTCTCGCTGCTCGATATGAGTCCGGCAAGGTATATCACCTCAAGGGTGCGCCCGGAATTAGGGACCTTGAGATTGAGATGGCGTCATTCCCCAATGGGGAACATGACGATCTTGTTGATGCCCTGGTGTATGCTGCCGACCTTAGCGGTAGCAGCTTCTATTTCACGGCAGCGAAGACGGGAAGCAGATTCTAGTCCCCAATTAGCAGGCAGTAGGCAGACTTTCCGTTAAGGCGTGCATCAATCAGGTATGGCCGAGCTGCTGTTTGTATCATTTTATCTGCGGCTTGTTTTGTAGTAATTCCGTCTCGGCTTGCAATAAACGCGACTGCGCCACTAATAATTGCGGTTGAGAGGCTTGTCCCACTCCACTGTACCCTATCGCCGTTTTTGTCAATTCCGTCTATAGCCGTGCCCGGCGCCCAAATATCAACACAACTTCCGAAGTTAGAAAATATTGATCGCAAATTGTTATTGTCATACCCAGCCACCGTGATTGCCGCAGGAACCCTTGCTGGGGTTTTTTCACAGGCGTCAGTGCTCTCGTTTCCGGCAGCCACCACAACTGGCATCTTCTCGGCTAACTTTGCAACTGCGGCGTCAACACTTGCTTTTGCCGGCCCACCTAAACTCATATTCACGACAGATGTTTCTGGGTCTGCAATTTGTGCGACTATTTTAACAGCGGCAATAACATCTTTTGCAGTTCCAGACCCCTCGCAGTTAAGGGCGTTAACGGTCACAATTTCAGCCGCTGGGGCAACCCCGTATTCATCTCCAGCAGCAACACTTGCTACAACGGTTGCGTGACCGTGGCAGTCTTCATCGCCGTCCCCAGTGTCAATTATATAAATGGTAATGCCACTTCCGGCGCCTTGATTTGAAAGAGGTACTTTATCTAGGCGCCAGTGCACTTGATTTATCCTGTCTAGCGCCCATCCTTCCCTGTATCCTTGCTTCCATGTTTTGACGGCATGAAACTCATCGTCATTCCGATGTTTCTTTTTTGCACTTACATCTTCGGCACTAAGCGATACAGAAAAAACAATGGTGAGAATAACAACAAACGCAGTTCTTACTTTTGTTCCCATTTCTTTATAACCTTTACCTTTCTACACTTATGACACATCGCCCTCTTAAATTTTGGGTCAATGGTTTTCGGGTACTTGTCCATCACCTCGTCGGGAATACTAACTTCACATTGCGTGCAGTGCCAGCCGTTTAGCGGTCGCCCACGGCTATCAACGACGACCTTCTTTGGGTCCGTCATTCACCTGCTCCTTTTCATACTCCTCAACAATCTCAAGCGCTCGCTTGAGACCGGCAATATACGCCAGCCTTGAGAAAAGTTCAACCTTCCCCCCCTTGCTGATCCCGATGCCACGGAGGGCTGGAGCGGTGTCGCCGGAGATCGCGTGCTCAACGATCGCGCGCAGACGCTCTGAGGCACTCACCGAATACCCCTCCTGTTTATCCAGCCGACGGCGGATGTCAGCAGATCATTCAGGTCTAGGGAGGTGAGCACGATGTCATGGCGTGTTCCATCAATGATCATCTCAATGTCGCTCTCGTAATACGGATCGCCATCTTGCGGTTCCGTAAGCGTGATCTTGCACTCGTCAACGCCACCCATGACCGAAGCGACTTCCATCATCTCGTTCGCCATGGTTTCAAGATCTTCGTTCGCAACCTTGGGGATCCTGTGTGCGTTGCTCATTGAGAATGACTCTGCCAGCCATGCCCTCGCTACTCGCCTACTCGCGACAGACGGTTTGCGATATCGGTCAGAAACCCAATCCAAAACTTCGCTGTTCCTACGGCGTCGTCTGCCGTTGCGGACAATCCGCTTTTTACGACCGTGTTGCTTACCTGGTCCCATATCGCCCATCTATACCCTACCCCTTCTTCTGCTTGCTCGATTTTCCAGATTTCATACCGCGTTGTGCTTCCCATCGGTTATACCCAATCGCCTCCATTGCTAACAAGATTCCGTCTCGTAAGCCACGATGGTATGCATCGTCGCTCTTTTGTGCCAGTGCCCACGCTGTCGCCGAGTGGAGGGCGCGCATTCCTTCTCGGATTGCATCTGTACGCCCTTCCTTTCGTGCTGCCTTGAGGGCCTCAATGAACTGCGGATTCACTTGTCTGATCGCCCTAGGAGATCTCGCTCCATCGGTGCTCCCCAGAGACCGCGCTGAAGCGCAACAGCAATCAGCGCGTAATTTGCGATATCTAGCAGCGTGTCTGTCAGGGACTCGTATGTGCTTTCATCAAGCGGATCAAGAATCACTTGGCCATCTACAATCTTGCCATTACAAAACTTCCTTGCACGAGCGAT